CCGGATAAAGCCATAATATTACTCCGCTGCTTTCAGCTCTTCTATTAAAGCTGACTTTTTCTTACGTCTGTCAAGCTCGATCCCTAGAGTACGTCCGTGTTCTTCAAGTTGTACTTTAGTCATAGCTTCATAATCTATTTCACTAGACTCCTCTACTACTACTTCTTCAACAACCTCTACAACGGGCTCTTCGACTTCTTTATAGTCTTTGATTTCTACACAACCAGCTTGTAAGCATAATAATCCTAAGTCTTGTCCAACTTGTCTTGGTTCTCCAGCTTTTAAATGTATAACTGCGCCCCATGTTGAAGCTACTGACTTGTCTTCATCTGATTTAATCCACATATGTTTCTCCTAAAAATGGGTGGCTATTAACAGCCACCCATAAAATATATCACAATTAGAATGCAACATCTAACGCAATAACACCGAAGTCTTCTTCCTGACCTGTTACGTCGGAATGATACTTAGGCTTCTTGAGTCCAAATATTTTACCAATTGAAATACCGTTTTGGTTTCCGTAGTCGAATGTGTCTTCAACTATTTCTGGAATACCAATATCAGCCATAGCCAATGCTTGTGCACCTGCAAAGATACATCTTGAGTAGTTCACATCAGCATTAGCACCACCTTTATAACCAGCAGCACCAGCATTTGATGATGTACCAGATAAAGCACCACTTGTATTAAACACGTGTCTAAACTCGTGGATCATAATGCCATCAACCATTAGACTTGATGAGCCAGAGAACAAGCTTGAGCCTGGTCCTCTAACACCAGCTTGCCTTACGTTAGCAAGGAAATCTGAGTCAAGTTTAAGGTCAGCCATAACTTGCGGAGTTACGAAAAGATGGAATGTCTCATCGTTACCTGCGCCTCTTAGGCCTCTGATGTACTGATCTTTAGCATAAGCTTTTAGATCAACAATAGTTTTATAGCTAAGTTTGTCGGCTGCTTCTAAAGCAGTAACATCTCCAGCTACAAGACCATTAGTTGCGTCTACTCTTCTATGTCTATTAGAAGTTGGCGCACTTACAGCACTTGAGAACTCTAAATCGTTTAGATTTTGCCCTGAGTTCATTGATGGTCTTAGACCACCATTGTTCTTAAGGTTATATCCAATACCACTTAAAGTAAGGAATGCTAATTGGTCCATTCTGTCAGCCATTGCGTATGCAAGTGCATCTCTTGAATGTTCCCTAAAGTTCACAACTGACTTTTGATCTGCAAGTCTACCAGATAATCTGTTTGCAAATCTTAGTTGGTCAATTGTTACGACGATGTCGAAAGCTCTTAGTGACTCTTCGTTCCCTTCGAGAGTGTTGTCTCCAACGATACCATCACCTGTCATGTCGGCTAAAAGTGTTAATACAGCTCTAGCTCCCTTTTCAGATTGGGTAAGTTCAGAAATTCTCTGAACCATTGCGTTTGAACCCGCACCTGCGAATTGGTTAACGAAGGACATGTTTCTTGCGACACGCCAGAAATCACGTGACCAGATGGTAAGTTGTTCACTGGTCAACGCAGCAAAATTAGTATTTGCCATGATAATTCTCCATTAAAATTAACTAACCAGTCGACTTTTGGAGCGACTTTTTACCCGTATACCCACTATCGTAGGGTTGACGCTCTCGTTGTTTGCGGGCACGACCCCGACCAGATTAACGCCATGATGGGCGAGAAAAAACGTTTTTTACGGACACGACCCCGGTAAGATATCGCTCTTACGTGCGAACTTATCTATTTTATACCACAGTTTATCCGAAATCGCCACGCATTCTGCGTAAAGTTTCATCCGGCAGAGCTTCA